TTCCTTTATTACCGCTATCTAAATTTACATTTCCTGAGAAATCAATTTTGATGGCTTTTTCGTTGTTGGCATCATAAGGAAATAAAACCCAATCCTTTTGCTTACCACTACCATTGTCTGACATTTTGTCCTCCATTTTTTTTTATTGATTGTTGTTGTGATTCAAAATCTTTTTCTATTGAATCATTTTCTTTTTTCCAATCGGAATACAAAGCGGTCAACTTAGTTTCGGTTGTTTGCTTTTTAATTGTATCTTTAATTGAAACTTTTTGAGTAGATCCCTTTTGATTGTTTAAGGCATTTACTAATTCTTCTGCACTAGCATATTCTGAACCTGATAATCCAAATGCAGCAATGCAACGACCTAACGCAGAGCTGGAACAGTTCTCCATAGCACTTGTTTTATTTATGAAATTAGCATTTCTATGTTCTTCTGCATGACCCACAGCATAAATAGTATCAGAAATATATAGTTCGGTCTTAACCACAACTCTCTCATTATCATGGAATAGTATTTCTTCATTAAATCTAGCTTCAGGGAAATATTGTAAAAGATGTCTATGTCTTTCATTAACAGTTGAATATTTTTTACCTTTAATATCAACTGTCGGAATTTTGTTTGCACTTGTTAAACATTCCTTTCTTCTTTCCTTAAATCCACCCTTACTTTTTTCTTCTGTTGCTGCTACTGTTTTCTTGGTTGTCATTTTTTCCTTTCATTTGTAGTTTTTGGTTTTCTTTAACTTGGTCAACATCTTTCTGTACTTTAGCTTCTAGGTAGCTTTTATTCTTAGCAACCATATTTTCTTTAAGTTCTAATAAATCTATTTTCTTTTTAAGTTCCGATATTTCTTCATCTCTTAAATGTAGTTGCTCAATGTTTTTCTTTTCATTTTGTTCATAAGCTCTAATTTTAGTTTGCATCTTTGCAAGTTCCATCATTACCTGGTCTGTCATTTTTTCCCTTTCATTACTTCTTCAAATGTTAATTTATGAACAATAATATCCTGTACTGCCTGACCTACTATTGCTCCTATGTCCATGTTAAGATTGCCTAACAAATCTTTTCTTTCTTTAGCAGTTAAGATTATGTAATCATTAAACCATATATCTAAACTTTTATTTAGTTGGCTTGGACTTAAGTGATCTGCTGTAAATGTTCCGCCTTCTTCTTTTCTTGTCCACTCTTTCCCAATTGTTTTCATAGATTCCTTTTATTAATTAATACAAAAATAGTCAATAAATTATACAAATTAAATTCAATTTGAGAGTTTATCATTATCAAATATGATGGTTGAGTTGAAACTAAATGAGATTCTTTCCTTATCTTCATCATCAGTATTATAGGGATAAACTACATGAGATAGTGAATTAGGGAATAATATCCAATCCCTAACCTCTGGCATAACTCTATAAGAATTATTATTAAACATATTTTCAGATCCTTCTATAAACTCTGTCTGACCTGAGAAATCGTTATGTTCTTTTGCGTTAGTTGTTGAAATCATTTTAGGTATTTGTAAATAACCAACGCAACTTAAATGATAATTACCATGAACATATTCAGTATGGGTATGGCAAGGGTTATAATCTCCAGGTTTTGATACTACATACCAAGCTGAATTAATTAGAATAGATTTAATTTTATGGTCTATATGATTTTTGACATAAGCATTAATAATTGGATCAAAAAACTTTTGTTTCCATTTAAGCATAATCTCTGGTGAAATTAGGTATTCTGAATCTACATGACCGACCAACTTTTTAGACCAATCATGGTTCTTTTGTTTCTCTTTATCTTGTCTTATTTGTTTTAAATCATCTTGAAAGTCTTTCATTAATCCTAATGGCATAACTGCTTTAGCAACTGTTGAACCAAAGGGTTTAAATAATTTAAAATTTATCTTGTCTGACATCTTCCTCCATATTGGTTAATTCTTTTAATTCTATTTTATAAGCTGCTGGTCTATCTTGGTAGCCAAAATTTGATAGCTTTTCAGGTGGTAGATCATCTTTATAAATAAATGAACCCATAATACTAAAATTAAAATCTTCATTATTGTCTTTAATTATTAGAATATATTTACCTTTCTTTTCTCCAGGTCTTATCAGTAAAAAATTATATGATTTCTTTTCTTGGCTTCTTATCTCTATATTATTTTGAAAGTCTGAGTCTGAATAGAACTGCTTATCATCACTATAAGAACCATTATAAAAACTATTAGTTGCCTTTGCATAAGCAACCTCTCCTAAAGCTCCTAAGATACCATCAGTTAGTTGTGATTTAATTCCTTTGGTGTAACCATAAGAAAAGGTTTTACCCATTCTAAGGTTGCCTATGTACCTTTTAGAGGCAATATTTAAGGCAAGTTCAACTTCGTTGGCTTCTAGCTTAACTTTAATCATTCTTAGCTCCTTTTATTAATTGTTTTAATACAGTTGTTGAGGGGTTAAAATCGTAATCACTAAATGAGCAGCTTGATAGCAAGATAAATATTATTAAGTATTTCATTTTTTCTTTATAAATCTTTCTTCTTCTTTTATTTGTTTATCCACTTCTTCAAAGCTCTTACCATTTACTTTTTTAAACCAGCATTCGCAACAATAATCTTTATTTGATTCTATTACATCCGCAGGATCTCCACATTTAACGCAGATTTTATAATCTAAATATATATTTGTTTTAACCAATGTATCTAGCTCCTTTACTTAGGTTTTCATTTGCCCATAAAGGTTGTAAATTTTTATAATTACAACATTTATATTGGTCATTTACATTTAATAAATTAAAATGTGCCATTGGTTTTATATGGTCAATGTGCCATTTACCAAAATTTTTCCAATTCATTCCTTTTTTAAATTGTTTTTCTAAATGGTTTTTTAAATACAACCAATTACAACCTATTAATTTTGAGGTATTTACTTTTTTCTTTGCTAAACCTCTTTTAATATATTGATAAAATCTTGTTCTTAATCTTGATTTTAAAATAAAAATAGGATCATTTTTTAATCTTTCTCTTATTAGGTTTCTAGCTCTTTCTTTTATTTCAGGTCTTTGTGAGTATTCTTTAGATTGTTTTTTAATATGATCTTTATTTTTTAGTTTATATGCTTTCTTTTTAGCTTTTACATAATCTCTTTTATGCCATTCTTTTGACCATAATAATCTTCTTTGTTTATTTTCAGGTTTACTTTCATATATTTTTAAATATAACTTTCTTTTAATTTTATATGATTCTTTTGATTGAGCTTTTTTAGAATATACCTTTATTTTATCTTTGTTTTTACTTAACCATGCTTTTCTTACATTATTGTAATGTTCTTTAAATTTAGGATTAGTATTTAATAAATGTTTCTTTCTTATTCTATCTCTTTTTAAAGCCATTTGATGAGAGCAAGATTTAGAACAATACAGATTTCTAATAATATTAGGTTTTTGAAATTGTTTATTACAAAATTTGCAATTTAACTTAACATTAAAAACTTTTAATGCAGCTCTTTCTCTTTTTCTTTTGTTTCTATAATCCCTTTGACATCTATAAGAACAATGTTTTGGAATTGAAGTTATATTTTGAAAAGTAAATTTTTTATTACAACTTTTACAAACTAACTTTTTAATTGGTAGCATAATAAAAAATCCATAGAGCTATCTCTACTGCGATAATTGTTTCAAGCATATTATTTGATCCTTTCCTTTATAGTTTTTAATTTTATGATATGTCCAACCCTTAATAGCTATAGAACCATAAACACAATTAGAAAATGTCTTAATCTTTAATTGTTCTATTTGTTCTTTTGTTAAAGGTTTTTCTTTATCTTTCATTAAAATATAATTATTCCTACTGCTAGACCTATCAAAAACGATACAACAGACAATACTATTTCTTTTCTGTAATATAAGCTCTTAATCTCTAGGTCTTGTTTCCATTTCTTATTATTAATAACAACCTTACCAAATAATATCATTATATCCCTTCTTTCTTATAACCTTCTAATCCAAGTTTTTTAATAAAAGAATTAAAATATTTTTTATTTTTAAAAATACCTATGTCATAAAATGGACTATCATCCTTATGTTTTTTTATTCCATTATGATAATTAACAACATATTTGGCTTTTCCCACATTATACATTAAATTAAATGTTTTCATTTTTCCCCCTTTATAAGTTTAACTATATTATTAAAGTATTGTTTAGGTAAAGGAACTATTTCTTCCTTTATTCTAAATTCAACATCTTGCATATCCATAAAGTCATAAAACTTTTTACCTTTATTTTGCGACTCTAGGATATTAGTTATTGATTTGTAGTCTTTAGCTTTCATTATCCCTCCTATGCAGCTATTTTAGTGTTAATGTATGGTTTTGCATATTTACCAATGCTTAAATCAAAATAAAAAGCAACATGAAAATAATCACTCATTGAGTCGCTTTTATCAAACCATTTACGATCTGAGCTATTCATAATAATATCTACTATATCATTAAAAAGTTTTTGATGATGTTCAGGGTATCTGTCTAAATGATAATGATTAATTCTGTAATAACCTGAACTTTCAATATCTGAAAAATCAATATCACTTTTTAAAATACAAACATTAATATTAGAGTAATGTTCTCTTGTAATACTCCATTTAATATTAGGGTATTTGTTTTTTAATGCTTCCCTTATTTGTTTTACTTCTTCTGTTTTTATATATGCCATGTTTAGTTTCCTTTCTTTTAGTTTCTGACCTCATCAGTTAGGGATTAACCCTAAGACACCCCTTGTGGGGGTGTTTCGGTCTAATGTCCGTAATTTGCTGCGGTCTGATATTTAGGATTACCATCCCAAACTCTAGCAAATTCAAAAGATGAGATATTAACATGGTTGTCTTTACCATTAACTCTTTTTAAAAAAGGTTCTGCATTTTCTTTTACATTACCTGGAACAACTTTATCACTTCCTCTACAATCTGACTCATAATATTGATTAGTCATTTTACAAAGTTTAATTGAAGTTTTGCCAACTAATTTTACAACTTTATAAAAATCAATATTAGTTTGGTCATAACCCCAAGAAGTATATAAAACATCACCAATTTTCAATGTGTGAGGTTTTAGTCTTTCAGCTTTATATTTAGCTTTTTCTGCTTCTCTAGTTTTAGCATTTTCTAAAACATTGTTTATATGCTTATTCATATGCTCAACATTTTTAAATCTATACCAAAATAATTTGTTTTTACCTTTTTTAGGGAAAGCAATACAAGATGGTTTTAAATTGTCATTATTCCAAAAAAAATCAAAATGATCGTTTTCTTTTATTTTAGTATTTAGTTGCTTTGGTATATATCTTTCACTTGCGTAGTTTTTAGTCAT